AAAATGAACCGTTCTTATTACTTTCTCTTGTGTTCTGAGCTATTTCTGGTATTCTATATCCATAGTTAACCACAAACAATTTGGAGGACACCAAAATGACCCGACAAGAAGCAGAACGAAGCCAAACAAGATATGTTTCGACAATCGAATTGAACGGGCAGACCTTATATTGGTCCCGATTGGGTTGGATTGAAAACCCGAAAGATGCAACTATTTACACGCGATCGGAGGTCGATAATCCCCGGTTCAGTCGCCCAGCGTTAGGGACAATGAAAATCTTTCAAGAGGCACAAAACTAATTACCCCGCCAATCCCGGCGGGTGGTAACTTTTTGGAGGACACCAAAATGGAATACACGGTCGAATATATAAAAGGGCATGGAATTGACGCTCCGCACTGGGTTCTGGATGGGCGCGGAACCGCCACGATTGCCGTGCAAAAAGAAAATATTGGGGGCGGTGAATATTATTTCATCGGCGGAAGAATGTGGAAATTGGCGGAAAATATCGGAATTTCAATGGCATCCGATAAAGCGCGCGAGGTAGTGGAATGTTAAAAATTATTACTTTTAATATCATTGTCGGTGTTGCCCTGTTTTCAGCTCTGACATATTTATTCAGTCACGCCAACCCGCAAGCCTACGCAATCATAGTGGGATAATAAGTCATGGAAAGGAACAAGGGATGCCCAAAAAACAGAAATTTAAATTAATTACCAGGCGGCAATTGCAGTTGGGGAAATATGCGAGTCGGGATAAAACTCGCACCGGGATGCGTGCCATCGAGTTCAATGGGGAAGTCGCAACAGTCGTAGACGGGCATAAATTGATCCAGTGCAAAAACCTTAAACCGCATCATCCAAACGATTTCCCGAAATCAGATATCAGGACGAAACTCAAAGAACCGTTTTCCTTGAAAATGGAAGATGCTGAAACCTGCTTGGGTTTCTTGCCAAAAAAATGTAATGCGCCCATCATAAAAAATTGCGTTGCGGTTGGATGTGATGCCGGGACTAAAATAAAAGTTTCTGCAGATATCCCGGCGAAGGGAACAGGGTTTTCAAAGGTCGAGATTCCCTTCCCGTGCCATAAGAAATTATTCGAAGAGCAGTCTGGCCGGGAAAAGGCCAGTGTAATGATATCCGCAAAGTATCTCAAGGAGGTTTGCGAGTATATTTTGAATGGGAAGGGAAGATTTGAAAATGACGGAATCATCCTTGAGATTTGCAAAAACGGGTCACAGGAAAATCCGATCACAATGACTTGCAGGCAGGATGATTATGAAATCAAAGCACTGATTATGCCGATGCGGTATTGACCTTAAAAACTTTAAGTTGAAAAGAGAGCACCATAAGGAGAGCGGGGCCTGGGTTGCATCAAGAATAATCGCCATCGACAAATAAAGAAAGGAGCTGTGTATGGCCGTCAGGGGAATGGTTAATCACCCGCCACACTATAACACCGGCAAATTTGAAACCATAGACGTGATTGAGGATTGGGGACTCGGCTTTAATGACGGGAACGCCGTTAAATATCTTTCGCGGTGGCGCACGAAACACGAAGACCCGGCCAAGAAGTTGGAGGATTTGAATAAAGCTGGATGGTACATCGAAAGACAAAAAGTACAGTATAAAAAAGAACTCGCCCGGGGGGTTGAGGCGGGAACGAAAATTAAAGCGCGAGCGAGCGTTAAAGAAAAAACAAAAACCCAAGAGGAGAAAAAATGAGACGAGTCACTCCGAAAGTATTTTTATTGGGCGAAACACAAATAAATGAAGCTGGGCTTGCTGATTATCTTAAAGAAATCGGTGCGTTAGGATGGACGACCGATACTAAGTCGGGATCGGAAAAATTAACCGAAGTCATGGGGCGGGTTTGCTACCGGGCGTTCGGAGCGGGGTTGAACGCAAATATTTCAAAGGTCAGGGAGGGGAATCAAAAGTATCTGGGAAACATAGCGAGTAGTAAACACGGATCAGTCATGGAGCACGCCGTTGTCAATTTTGTTTTCCATAATGTTTCCAGAGTGTTCACGCATGAGCTTGTGCGACATAGAGCAGGAACCGCAATGAGCCAAGAAAGTTTGCGGTATGTTAGGTTGACCGACTTGGGGTTGTTTCTGCCTTCATGCGTTGCAAATGATCCGGTCATGGTGGAATTATTCGAGAAAACTTTCAAGGATTTAGAACAACTCCAATTGGAAATGGCGAAAGCATTTAAGCTGGATGAACCGGGAACGGATTTCACCTACAAGAAAACGATGACCAGCACAATGCGAAGGATTGCCCCGATAGGTCTTGCAACTTCAATCGGGTTTTCTATGAACCACAGGGCGTTGCGCCATATCCTTGCAATGAGGACATCTAGGCACGCGGAAGAAGAAATCAGGCTGGTATTTGAGGAGGTCGGGAGAATATGCAAGAGCCGATGGCCTAATATTTATCAAGATTTCACGGTTTTAAGCGTGGAGGGGATAGATGAATATTCGCCTAAAAATCCAAAGATTTAATATTCAATAAAAATTTACAAAGTCACAACCATAGGCTGGAAAGCGAACGCAAGGAATTGTTCGGAGGAAGGCGGGTGGAGGCATTAGGAAATTTTCTGAATTTACGCAGGTCGTAAGAAATATTTTTGCTCGGATGGGAAAGCAAAAATATAGATATCTTAGATTAAGCAACTGCGTTTATGGAATCAAGGGGGATTTATGATGGATGAAATTTATGCAGTAACTTATTGGTCAGAATTACGGGAAGGTTGGGAAGCGAGTGGATACCTTTGCTTTACCGATAAGGACAAGGCCCAAGCAGAATTAGAGCGAAGAGAGAAACAATACCCCTCTCAAAAGTATAAATTATTTACCTACACGGTCAACCCTGAAAGGCAGAAGATATTGTTGGGCAAAAGCGATGAAAGTTTATAGAGTCACCGACCTTTTGACAGGGTTCCAGGTTTCTGAATATAAAGAATTGGGGGGGGATTTATTCGGAGAATCGCAAATGCCAAAACATGAAGAACTGATTTTTTGGAATCTGAAAAGCCGAAAGGAAGAAAGCGCCAAATACGAGAATATGCTCTACCAAATTATTGAGGTCAAAAAATGATAACCAAGATAATTAAAGTCAAGTGGACTAACGGCGGTATGGAGTCAGAAAGTCAGGAAAAGAAAGGGTGGATTTTGTTGTCCGCCGATTCATACAAAGGGGAGGTTAATCAGGTTTATTTTTATAAGGATTCGATAGATTGTGGGGGGGCAGACCAATGGCGGGAATAAAGCCAGAGTTCCTGGCCGGATTCATCCAGGAAATATCAGGGGAAGATGAAGGCGGGATTTTCATCCGAAATATTTCGGTTTCAAAATCTGGGAAATTTATCCTTATATGGATCATTAATTGCGCCGACAGAGTCCATAGGTTTTATATTAAAAATCATTTGGTTGGAAAGGAACCGGCGCGGATGTTCTGTTCTACCTGCGAAATGGGGGTTGCAAAAGCGGTCTGGTGGAATGTTTCAAATGGGTAGTTATGCTCCCGTTTTACAGAGTTCTCCAAAGAAAATGAACCGTTCTTATTACTTTCTCTTGTGTTCTGAGCTATTTCTGGTATTCTATATCCATAGTTAACCACAAACA